GATGGGTCCACCTCCTTCGTAGTATCGAATTTCCTCTCAGTTATGACAATATCAGCATTAAGATCAGATGTCCTGATCTCTACGATCTTCCGATCCATGACCTCATCTATCATCGTCTCTATCCTGCTTATCAAACGATTATCTATAGACGTGTCGCTAACCTGCCTCCTGCTTCCACAAGAGGACAGGAATAGCGACAGACCTAAACAAAAAACAGCCTTAAGACTTATCCTTAACCTTATCATCAGCAATCTTCTTTATATCGTCAAACATCTCGTCAGGTATGTTTTTAGAGAAGCCAAACATCTTGAATACGTTTATCCTCTTGAATACGGCCTTGAACACCTTCACCAAATAAGCGTCAGCGAAAGCATCCCCTATCGTATTCAGGAAAAGCATCACATATCCAACAAGGGCTATATACACCCCATATTTGGTAACGGTAAGTATCATGCTAGCCTCCTCCTCGATCGGGTATAACGTCTTATATATAACACATAATGTCATTACTATAAAACAAGACAAAGCGAACTCCTTAAGAATATCAGTGAACCTGACCTCCCTAAGCCATCTCTTGAAACTAAACCTCCTCCTACGGCTTCTACGGAGCTTCCAGCCCCTTACGCTTTGCGCTAACCTAGCCAAAAAATTCGCTATTAATACTATAAGTAATACGGTCAATAAATGATGCACTGGCTGGAAGTAAGCCCAGCAAGAGGCACCATACGCAAGCGCTATATTCCATAAAGCCCCCACTCGCTCTATCATGTCTTTGTCTTTCATTTTATACCCTATACGCAAAGTTAACCACTATACCGTTAAGTACCTAAAACACCACGGCGTGTATACCGTTCCTCGTATCAAGGCTATCAAAATGCAACCAACCCACCTTACCCTCAAGCCTAAAAGGATATGGAAGCATATCCTGATGATCTAAAATCAAACCTCTGGCTTGTTCCGCCGTCATCGACTTGACATCGAAATCACCGGCCTTACCCAATACATGAGCGGATAGATAAACATCCTTCTTATCCTTGACGATCTGGCACATGTTGCATCTAAGACCACGCTGGGAAAACTGTCCTTGCTTATCCCAGTTATTACAATACATAGGCTGTTTGATTATATCCCTACGCAATATAAGTAAATTATGAAGAAACTCTGTGTCAAGAAACTGCCACGATCTTTCCTTCCACTTATTGTAAGTATGAGGGCACACCAATTCCACTATGTCAAAATACGAACCTAATTCTTTTACAATACCATTCCTATTCATGTCAAGCTGGTTTTATCGTCCATTTCTGGGCGTAATTATTTTTTAATACATATATTTTCTCCATAGGCGTAGCGGGAGATCCGTTGGACTGGCCTTTCACGAACCCCTCCGGAGCCTGTTCCTGCCCCGTAGGACGTTGGTTCTCGTCAGGAAAAGTACTGTTGTACATAGATACACTAAGCCCGTAAAACTGATTCCTTTTCCCGTCCTTGGCCACAGATGTCATGGTAATCTGATCCCATCCCACCACAAGGTCGTAGAAGGAGTTTACGAAATCATCTGATCTTTTTTGGCTATGAGTGGAACAATTCATCCCAAACCGTGTAATAGACCTCATCTCATAAATATAATCTGGCAGCTTATCCACTCTAATACCATTACTATGAGAAGCGCGAAAATCAGTAATATGATCCAATCCTCTACCCGACATATTATCATCATTCCAACCCGTCCTCCTCTCTCCATTCTTCCAGTCATCTAAAAAAATAAAATAAGTAATGTTAGGATTTATCTTATCTACCTCAAAAAAAGGGAGGGTGTTTATATCAAAATAATTCCACATATCAGAAGGGCCTTGAGTTATACTCAACGAAGTTAATTTAGGAAGATCATTAAACTCCTTTATATACCTATCCAAATAACATGAAGACAATTCAAGGGTTTGAAGATTTTTCATATTCTTTATATTCCTTATCCCGCTAGATTCTATATCCCTAAGATCAAGCATATTAAACATATTTAAATAATACACCTCAGTCTTACTAGTTATAGCCTCAGGCATTTCAGTCATTCTTTGCCCTACATTTGAAAGATCTATATAAATTAATTTCTTAGATCTCGACAATTTATCTACCGGTATGCCATCATTGGCATACATCGTA